CTGCACGTTAGCGAAACCTACGTCAAGAAGTCTGAAATGGAAACGCTTGAAGCCCAGATGGACAAGCGCTTTGACCGTGTTGAACAGATGATTGTGAAGCTGTACGACAAAATTGACTCTAAGGTCGATAAATGAAAGAAGCTAAGGAAGGCGTAATGTCGGTGCTTACATACATCGACAGCCCTTTCAAACTTCTGGTCGTTGTGTTACTTGGGATGCTTGGCTCTATTAGTTACTTTGCATACCAAAACCAAGGCTTGTTCTTAAGCGTATACATGAAGTCCCAAGAGCTACCTAAGCTCAACGACACACAGTTTGATGACGCAGCACAGTTAATATTTAGACAGACAGGTGCAGAAATCGTAACAATATTTTCTGTTAACCCAATGCTAAACAGGCGTATTTTGCTTCGTGCGTACCAAAAAGACGGCAGCCGTGAGAAAAGGCTTGAAGGCATGGATGTTGGCTTGTTTACGACCAATCAGGCTAACAACAGCGATGTAGTCAAGTTAATGAGCAGCGAAGTGCCTTGCGGTGATTACACCCGCCCGCAGTCTGAAGCGGGGTTGTGGTACATACAACAGGGCGTGTCATACACTTGTCGGGTATCCGTACCGCCGGACATTCATCAGTTTATTGGGCAGATCACGGCAGGGTGGAAAGAAAAGCCAGATGTGCATTACGCAACAGATATTTTAACCATTGCAGCGAACAAACTCATTAAGGATCGAAAATGAAAGCAAAATGGACAGCCTTCAAGTCTTGGTGTAGCGCCAAGTGGACAGCAACTAAAGCATGGTTTTCAGGCGTAAGACTCTAATGGATAGATGGAAGAATCGGCGCAGGATGGCGTGGTTGTCAATGCTTGCTGGGCTGGTCTTTCCCTTGTTAATTTTGGTGTCTGAGTCCCCCACATTAGGTACGATTGCAATGCCGTTTTACATATTTGTCAGCGCTGTAGTCGGCTCATACATGGGCTTTGCAACACTAGATGACAACAATTTCAAGGGTAAGTGATGTTTCCGATACCAAGCACACTACTGATAAAAATTGGATTGGTTGTCATTGCGCTAGGCTTTGCTTACTACAAGGGCTACGACACGATGCGAGACAAGCACTTACTGTTTGTTGCCGAAGTCAAGCGGGTGGGCGAGGTTCAAGAGGCTGCAAACAAGAGCGCCGTTGAGATTGCGACAGTCATTACCGAAGGGGTCAAAGATGAGTATGAAACTAGGATTGCTGCTTTGCGCCGCCAGTACGCTGGTCGGGTGCAGCAGTGTAATTCCGGTGGCGGTGCAGTGTCCACCGTTCCCAAGTCCTCCCCCAGCGTTGCTGGAACCGCCGACGACCCTGCCATTATTGGGCTTTGCGCTGAGGAAACAGCTAAGCTAGTTGCATTGCAGAAATGGGTAAAACTTAACATAGAGCGTTCTAAATGAAAGAGAATTGGCAGAAAGCATTTGAGCAGATGTTAGCTTCAGAGGGAGGTTACGTTCACCACCCATCCGATCCGGGAGGACGGACAAACCTTGGAGTTACTCAACGTGTCTGGGAAGAATGGGTGGGGCGTGAGTCCAACGAGAAAGAGATGCGCAGTCTGACCTCTGAAATGGTCGAACCGCTCTACAAGCGCAAATTCTGGGATGCTTGTAAGTGCGACGAGCTGCCTTCTGGCATTGATTACCTAGTCTTTGATTTCGCTGTCAACGCTGGTGTTGGGCGTAGCGCAAAGATTCTACAGACTGCCGTGGGTGTAACACCTGATGGCGGGATCGGACCCGTGACTTTGGCTGCTGTAAACGCCATCCCTGAAGCCGAGCTTGTTGAGAAGTTCAGCCAAGCCAAGGAAGACTTTTACCGTAGCCTGAATACCTTTGAGACATTCGGCAAGGGATGGCTAAACAGGGTCGCGGCTGTTAAAATTAAAGCAACCTCTATGCTTGGGTAAGCCAATGAAAAAACTACTTGTACTCCTCTTGCTGGCGTTCAACGCTCAAGCTCAAAACATAGCCATCTGTCAGGGTGAGTACGCCCTGTGTGCGGCGTCTCCTGCAACGCCTACTGGCAACTCCATTGTGGTGGGCAACAAGGTCTTTAAAGAAGGCATGGCTGTTTGCCCTGTGCTAGACGGTTCAAGTATCGCAAACCTAGACTTGATGGGTGGTAGCTGCACCGCTGCCCGTGGCAAGGTCTGGAGCCTATTTGGTTTCCCCCCTCTATCATCGTTCCCGCAAGCCCCGACATGGGAAGTACAACCCGCCGTAGCTCGCACCTTTGTCACCACTGCAACGTCTGGCATGAGCAACATGTGGTCGTTTGAGTGTGTGAAGACCAAGAAGGTCAACGGGGTGCAGCTTGCTGACTGTTACGGACCGCTGAACGAATCACCCTTTGATGGTGGACATGTTAAAGCAGGCTCGACTGTTATTACTCAAGCGCCAGTAGGTGCAACATATCCTGTCGGTGGTAATTTACCTTAACGCCTAAAAGAGTTAAAATGCCAAATCAAGCGCTTTGGGATAAAACGCACTCAAAATCACATAATTTGTGGGTGTCGCCATGACCGCGAGCTTTGTTCTAACCTATGACAACTTAGTATCAACGATCGAGCAGTACCTTGAGCGTAATGACGATGCCGTTGTCTCACAAATCCCCGTTTTTATCACGCTGGCTGAGTTTGAAATTGCTCAGCAGATTAAGACGCTTGGTCAGATTGAGGTCGCGCAAGGCGTGATGTCGATCAACAACCCAATCATCCAAAAACCTGCTCGTTGGCGTAAGACCGTGTCAATGTCAGTTACCTCAGGTGGCGAAAAGACGCCAGTGTTCTTGCGCAAGTACGAGTACCTGACGAACTACAACGCCGAGAGTGCAAATGGATTGCCGCTGTATTACGGCGACTACGACTACGACAACTGGTTTGTCTCGCCTGCTCCAGATCAAGCGTACACATTCGAGGTGCTTGTTTATCAGCGTCTTCAGCCGCTATCGTCCACGAACCAAACAAATTGGATTACGAATAACGCCCCCAATGCCATGCTCTTTGGTGCATTACTTCAGGCGGTGATCTACCTCAAAGATGATGCACGCCAGATATTTCAACAAAAGTACGACATGGCAATGCAGTCTCTCAAGGCTGAGGATGTTACTCGCGTTGGCGACCGCTCAGCTATTGCTGTGGACTCTTAGAGGTAACTATGACTAATGCATACATAAACCCAATTACGGGACAGACCATCAGCCCGTCGCAAGTGGGCTACGAAGCGCTGACAATTTCAACAGACACGGAGCTTGACTGGCCCATCAACGGCACGACAGGCACAGATGTTGTTGCTGCAATCATTCAAGTCACGGCTACCGTTGGTAGCTTAAAACTGTACATGCCCTCCGCGTTGCAAGTAAGCACAGGTCAAAGCGTATTAATTCAGAACATTGGCGCAACCACATTTACTGTTACCGACATATCTGGCAACACAATTGTTGCAATTGCTTCGGGTATCGCTCAGTACATCTTCTTAACTAATAACACAACAAACAACGGCACTTGGTCTAGCGTTACTTTTGGGGCTGGAACTTCCTCCGCCAATGCCGCGGCGCTTGCGGGATATGGTCTAACCGCAATTAGCACGACGCTGAATCAGCAATATGCTGAGAGCTCAATCTTCTCAAGTGTTACATTAACCACAGCCTACCGCGCTCAGTTCTTAGTCTGGTCAAGCGGCGTGGGTACGATCACATTACCCACAGCGTCTACAGTCGGTAACGGCTGGTTCATCATGGTGCGCAACGGCGGCACAGGCATCCTGACCCTTACCCCAAGCGGCACAGACACGATTGACGCAGCAGCTACGCAGCAACTTCAATTGACTGAGTCGCTTGTTATCGTCTCAAACGGTATTAATGGTTACTCCACATTTGCGTATGGGCGATCAAACACGTTTGCCTATACCCAACTAGCCAAGGTCGTCACGGGTGGAACCACGACCCTCACAGCGGTTGAGTACGCCAACGTTGTGCAGGGCTACTCAGGTGTTTTGCTTTCAAATCAAATTGTCGTACTGCCCTCAACCGTTCAGATTTACTACCTAAACAACCAGACGACGGGCTCGTTCTCGCTTACATTCAAGACCTCAGCCGTCAGCGCGGCTACGGTTACTGTCCCTCAGGGGCAGACATTGACTGTGGTCTGCGATGGTACAAACGTCTACAACTCGTCGAGCGCTTCTGGCGGTACAGTTACATCTCTTACGATTAACTCAGGCTCGGCTGCAGCACCCTCGTTAAACTTCACGGGCAACACGAACACGGGTATGTATCAGCCTGCAACAAACCAAGTCGGTTTTGCTTTGAACGGCGCAAATGCACTCACGCTTACCACATCCGGTTTGTTTGTACCCGCAGGTGTTTCGGGAGGCGCGTTTTGACCGCAAAAGTTATCTCGCTCAACATCAAGCCGGGCATCCAACGCGATGGCACGCAGTTTGATGCGCCCGTCTATGTAGACGG